CTAGAAGTCCAGGTCAGCCAGCTCGTCCAAATCGTCAATCGCGGTGGTCACCGTGCTCTCCACGACCTGCACCGAGGTCGCCACGCTCAGGTTGCCGTCGATGCCGGCCACGTCGTTCTGCAGAGCGGCCACGTCGGCGGCAAGCGAGCTCGTCACGGCGTAGTCGACCTGCCGCACCGTGCCGATGGTCACGCGGCAGACGACGGCATCCCCGAACGTGCGCACGCGCTTCACGACCCGCGCCTTGAGCCGCCACTCGGGAGTCATGCTCGAATCAACGACCGCAACCTCGTCGCCCAGCCCACACTCGCCGCCGTCCAGGGCCGCAACATCTATCTCGTAGGAGACCTTCGGCTGCACCGCATCCACGAACGCCTTCCTGGTGAGCGCGAGCAGCCTGGCAGGGTCGTCGCACTCCGAGAAGATCACCTGCCCGAACGAATGAACCTTCGCCGTCCTGTCGGCGTTCCAGCGGCCCCACACGAGCCGCGCGTCCTCGTCGCCGACCCAGTTGACGCCGCCGTTGACCTCGCCGAAGGTGAGCTTCTTTACGGTAGCCGCCCGTGTAACGCCCGTCCTCGTCGGTCACGGGAAGGCCCGCGCCGAACCCGTAGAGCGCCGTGTACACGTCCTGCTCCAGGACCGTGCGCGTGCATCCTGCCATGTTCTTGCCGTAGGTGAAGCGAAGCCCACGCCAGCTGCCGAGCCTTTGTCTGAAACGGATGGACCGGGAAGCCACGCGACCGCCAGCAACCATTATCACCGGCTCCACCTCGCCGCCCCAGACCTCGGCCACCCTTCACAGTGCCCAGAGCGCGTTCACGTGATAGAGCACGCATCCAGCCGTCCCAGCCACGTCGCACGACGCAACCGTCCAGCGCGTGGGAGCTAGCACGACCGCCAACGCCTGCGCCGCAGTGCGCGAGACCAGATGCTGCTCCTCGATGAAGTCGTCAAGCAGCTCGCACAGCGAGGACTCCGCATAAACCGAACGCAGCCCCTCAAGCGGCTCGTCGGTCCTCACCACCACATGCTCGCACCATACGCCGTCGTTAAGCCACAGCAGCCTATCGCCCTTCGCAGGTACCTCGCGGCACTCGAACTCCAGCGTGTCCTCGCCGTTAAGCTCCTCGGTGTGCACCAGCTCCCCAACTACGGGCAGCATCCCGATCCGCTCGTCGAACCGGTCGAACCACCACAGGACCGGAACCGCGCCCGCCATCACAGCCACCTCTCGGAGAACCGCGTCTCAAAGTAGCTGCAGCCGGCAAACGAAAGCGTGCATGCCCCAGGCTCAAGCGAGAAGAAGTCGCTCCCCAGCGTCACCACGTCACGTGCGTCAATGCCGACAATCTCCACGGACTCGTCCTCGCAACGAATCACGACCGGCTCTCCACCCGCAAACGTGTAGTCCAGCGAGATCGCCTTGCCCTGCGCCAGGCATGCCACGGCAAGGCCGTCGCCGGCAGACGCCACCAGACGGAACTCCGGCCACTTCGCCCACGACCCGCCAACCTCGAAAGAAGATGTCCGCTCCACGCACGAGCGCCCGTACGCCACGGGGTCGAATAGCGTGAAGGTCACGTCGCACTGCCCGTCGCTAAACAGCTTCGACCATTCGCCGATGTTGACCAGCAGCGCGTCGCGGTAAGCGTGCTCAGGCTCGTCGGGAAGCACCAGCTCGCCGCCGCCCGGCACGCACAGCAAGAATGCGAGCTTGTGCCGCGCCTCGGCAAGACCATTTACGTCAGCCTTGAAACCCAGGTCAAGGAACAGGCGCACCGTCACGTCCGACGCCGCCACACGCGAGGACACGGGCAGCGCCCCGGCCCGCCCCGGCACCTCCATCGCCGTGGCAACGAGCGAGTTCACGGATCGCCCGACCACTTCGGCGCTGCAGAGCTCCGAGAAGTCGTGCCCGGCGTAGACTATCGACCTCATGCCCGCCCCCTCGCACGCCCGTATGCCACCGAGCGCCGCTGCGATTCCAGGGCCGCCTTGTCGTCTTGCCTGCGCGGTTGTTCACGCCGCACCACGGGCTCGGCCTCCCGCCCGCTCGCGTTAACGCGCTTCTCCTTATCCATCAAAGCTCCCTCGCCACCGTGCAAACCACCTTGAACGACCAGACGCTGTGCCCGGAGTCGTCGTCGCCTTCGCAGGCGGGCACCGTCGTGTCTATGCCCACGATGCGGTATGGCGTCGCATCCGCATAGGGCTCCCAGTCGCCGCGCCTCACGGTCTGCTCCGCCAGGAGGGCCACGCGCCCCGCCTCGGATGCGACATCGCGCACCACGAGCACGGTCGCCGTCACGGTCCCGCGCTCCTCATCCGTCATGCGCGACTCGCGCTCGAACGGCCCCTCCGCCACGACGATCGGCTCTTCGCAGAGCAGCGCCGATACAGGTTTTGTGAAGCAACTTGTGAAGTCGGCGTCTACCAGCAGTTTTGCAATCGAATCTTTCACGCTCATCGCACGTCCAGCTCCCAGTGGTGAATGTGCCCGTTGAAGTCCTCGCACCGCGTACACCCAGCTACGAGGTAGGTGTTGCCGCCGATCGTCACCCGTGATCCGGCGGGCACCTCGAAGGCTCCGCCCGAGCTCACGGCATCAACGAACACTTTGCCCGCGCCCGCGTCGGCTGCACGGTGGGCGTCGTCGCAGATGGACTGGACGCGCTGGAACCTCACGCGCGAGATCGTCACGGGCTCGGCGAGCGTCCCGTCTTCAAGCGGCACGCGCACGCTCATGACGTCCGGCAACAGCCGCACCGGTATCGGCCTCAGCCCGCCCATCAGCGCACCCCGCTGAACAAGAGCGACGTGCCCACCAGCTCCTTCAGCGCGGCGGAAGTCGCCATCTCCTCGCCGGTCGTGCCCTCATCCTCGTAATGCGTCACCTTGAAGTCGCCCAGGGCGAACCCGCCGACCTGCCCCTCGCCGAACTCCGCGAAGGCGTCCACAGCTGCGCACACGGACCGTTGGTAGGCTTCCAGCTCCAACTCCGCTGGCTCGGCGGCATTCACCAGCCACCGCACGTGGCGCGTCGCAGCTGGCAGCGAAAGCCCGAAGGCGGCCTCGGAAAGACTGCCCCCGTAAACTTCCGCATAGAACTGGTATGTCACCGCAGCGGCCATGGCTACGCGCTCGGTGCCGCGCTCACGTGGATGCCGTCGAGCTTGTTGTCGAACAGCTCCACGATGCCGTACTTGCGGTACTTCATCATGTAGCTGTCCAGGCTCTCCAGCTCGTCGGGCGAGAATACACGCGACGCCACGTGCTTGTCGAACTTAATAACCGCGCTTTTCTCAACCACCATGAAGTTGATGTCGCGCCCGGCCGCGCTCACTTGCTCGTAGTAGCCGGAAAGGCCGCTCTTGGTCGGGGAGGCCACGGCGCTGTAGGTGTAGCTGCCCTCGCTGCCGCTGCGCGTGTAGTAGGTCTTCGAGGAATCGACCTCGGTGTCGCTCGTCAGCTCGTAGCTCGCCGCGCCCCTCTGGTATCCGAACTGGTCGTCGTCGCCGGAAAGCAGGTCGATGGCCGTGTAGAAGCGCACCTGCGACACCTCCACGATGCGGCTGAAGCGTTCCAGCACGCGGTTGGAGCGCGTGGGGTTGGCGTAGGAGAAGTCGTCAAGCACGCCCTTGAGCGTCGGCGTGATGAACAGGATGCGGCTGCCGGTTGACACCTGGCGCTCGTCCATCGTGCTCGTAACGGCGCGCAGGGCGGCAAGCACGTCGGTCGCTGCGGCCTCGGAGAGGTCTGCTGAATCCACTGTCACGCCCGCATGCGACGCGATCTTGGCGAAGGTGAAGGCGTCTGCCTCAGGTGCCACCTGGGTGCGCTGCAGCTCGGCTCCCGCCTCCACGAAGCAGTCCAGGACCCCGGCTTCCTCCACGTCCATGACGTCCGCGAACAGGCGGATGCCGCGATCGTAGTTGAAGGTCTTGGTTTCGAACTCGTAGGTGATGGCTCCGGTCTTGTAGCCCACGTTTCGGGTGTAGTCGCCAAGGCCCGTCACGGACATCTTCGGAATCATGATCTCCTTGGCGTTGTGCCCGGCCCTCACCATGCGCCGTCCTGAGTTGAGCACGTTGCTCACGCCCGCGCGCTGGTAGACCTCGTCGATGATGGAAGTGTAGTTCTTCGCGAATGCGATGCTGTTAGGCATGCCTCTGCCCTCCTGTTCCTACTGCTTGTCGGTATCGTCTGAAAGCCCGGCGACCTCGCGCCAGTGCTTGAGCGTCTTGCCCTCGTCGGTTGCGGCACCGGCGTTGGGAAGCCCTGTCGCACCGGCAGCGCCCTCGTTCGCCATGTGCTTGGCGAACAGCCACGGCTCGCCAGCCTTGAGCTTGTCGATGTCGCCCTCGTAGTCGGGCAGCACGGCGCGCGCCGCCTTCACATTGCGGCATCCCGCGAGCTGAAGCGAGAAGTCAACGCGCTCGTCGGCGGACTGCTGCTTGAGTGACGCGATCTCGCCACGAAGCTGCTCTGCCGTCTCGGCGTTCTTCGCCGCCTCGGCCACCTGCGCCTCAAGGGCCGCGATTTTCTCGTCGCGCCCGGCTATCTGCTTCTCGTAGTCGGGAGTCTGGCCGCCTACCTGCGGCTGGCCCTCCTGCTGTGTTTCCTGCTGCTCTTGGCCCTGCTGTTGCGACGCGTTCTCCGAACCCTGCGTGGCTTCCTGGCCGCCATTGGTCTCACCGTCCATGCTGTACCGCCTTTCGTTTCCTTGGACGGCCAACAAGAAGGCAGCCCACCAACCTGCGATGAGGTTAGCGGGCTGTCACAAGGTGGCTAAGCCAGGTATCGGATAGGCTTTAATTACCGTTTTACAAACGTGTCTGAAATGTTGCTGATCATTGGGCTACTTCCAGACTCGATCATTGTAAGGAGTGGATTCAACCCCTTCGGCCTGCAGGTTTTTAACCATCCGGTCTAGCTTTCCTCGCCACATGGCTTTAAACCAGCGAGTGTCACCGAACCAGCGAACGAGTGTTGGGCTTATAGCATAATATGCCTTGATGAACGCACGGCCACGACGAGTCTCTGCGAGAGTGTAATCGCGGTAACGTCGAAGCGTCCATACCTGCGGGCAATCATATGAACCGTATACCGCGGTAGCAACATAACAGCCGCCGCTTTGAGGTGTGGGCCTTTCAGGTATGGTGTAGGTTGGGTCTATTTTCTTGATTGCCTCATGCCATTCCATGATTTTGTCTGTACGCCCCTGTTTGGCAGCAGGAGTGAGTGTATATTCATGTACCCATGAACCGCTAGACAAGGTCCACGACCACGAATTGATGAGTTTGTCTTGTACGCCAATCAAATTCTTATATCTGACAACGTCTGCCTCATCGTCACCATCATCTAGACCAATTGCGACCTCTAGTAGATTAAGGACGCAATCACCACGCTCGATATATTTCTCCCAACTGTACTTCATGGGGTGATCTTCGCCCCAGAAATCTGGCATGATATGATCGTTCCATGCGTCCATCGCACTATTGTTGATCATTGTGGCGAGCTGTGCATTGATGTCATCTGTAGACGTTCCACATTTGATTAAGAGTGCAAGCGCGGATGTTTTAACTTCTACTAAGCAAGAAAGAATCGTCGTCGCCTGTTCTTTGTAGCCTGTTTTGCCGAAGTTTCCACAACACAATCGCATGAGAGCGAGAGACAGCTTGGTTGTCTCCTCGCTTACGGTCTTTTTAACATCTTCAGACTTGTTTTCAGGAGCGTTCTCTACTGCGTTTGAAAAACAGTTTATCGCCTCGCCTATGCGCAGATTTGCGATGGTCGACTGCCAGCCAGCCGCTTTTCCCTTCAGGAGCCAGGCTTCGTAATTCTTATCGTCTACTTCCAGGACCCTGTTGCAGTATTCCTCCGCTTCCTTTTGATTGTCTGCATCGTAGGCTTTTTTAGCTATAGACAGGTAGTTTTTAATTCGGTCCGACCTATCAACCTTAACGGTTCCAGTAACCTCTACGGTTCCCTCGACCATCATCTTCTTAGCTTCTTCGATCGAATACTTGCAGCCACACGATTGGCAGACAAACACACCTCCGTCTTTCATAAGGTCTGTGCTTCCGCACATTTCACAGGTCAACTGCTTCATTGATGTCTTCCTTTCTGGTTGTTTGTCTTTCCGACTTCCACCTCTCTATAGATGCGATAGATAGAATCCAGGTAGCCTACGGGCATTGCAATATAAGATGTTTGCCCGTATTTCCCGAAATCCCTAAGCTCGGCGTAAGCTTTTCCGTTTACCATGTAAATCTCTACTTGCCCATGTGCGATTGCATTTCTAACGTGGCGAACGAACTCCTGGCCCTCGGACCCGTCACAAGAGAAGAGCGCGAAGGGAGTGCGCTTCCTGTTTCTCTTCGTACGAATGACGGGATAGCTATCAGCATTTGTCTTCCTCTTGAAGGTTCTGTCACCAAAACCCTCCAAGCGTTTCAGCTTCTTTGTAAATCTCCCTTTGCTCACCGCGTCCCAAGGCGTACCCGTAAAACGAGCATCATCAAACAGCCAGTCATAAAGAGCAGGCGCGTCCTCTAACAGCTTCTTTTCGTCAACCTGCTGGAAGAAAGACCCCATCCTATTTCGACCCCTTTAAGACCATGCTTCTTTCGTCGATTAATCGGGAAAGCTCTCTCAGGCGATCCACCTCTAGGTCGCTATCAGCTTCAATAGCGCTTATTTGATCGCTGATCATCGCGTCGAGCTCGACAACTGCAGAAGTGCTTCGCTGGTCAGCAAAGCGCACCTTCTCAATAATCTCGTAAATCAACTTGCCGGATCCGTCGCTTGCGTCTACGGCAACGCTCAGGCGATTCAAACGCAAGAGCGCATCGCTCATGGCATTCGTTTCGTTCGAGACGTCTTGATCGACCTTGTTCGCATAATCCATGGCCTTGTCAGCGCCGATAGTGCAGGCGCAGCATACTGCCAACAGCAGTATGCCGACAATGGCTAAGACAGCGATGCTGTCTGGCGCAATAAGGCAGATTGCCAGTCCGACAACCATTTGAACGACAAGGCATATCGCGGCGATTGCAAGCCTCGGATATGACCTGAACAGCCCCTCGGCACCAGGCTCGCGACGAGAAAGGCTTACTGCCAGGATCGATGCCTGCAAGACAGCGAATAAGAGCGCGAGCCAAGTGGTGGTGTCGCAAACAGTCCCGATGACAAGTACGGCGGTGTACGCCACGACTAGGACCACGATGATGAGTAGTGAGGTGGCTTTGCCTTTCGCGCTTGCCATACGTTGCTACCTCCTTGTCCCGCATTCAGGGCAGAACTTCTCGGAAGGCTGGAACGGCCTGCCGCATTCGGAGCAGAACTTCGCAACGGCGCCTGATGATGGATTTCCTTCCGATTCCGTTGCTTCTGGTTTAGGAACACCGCCTGGGCCAGCCGCTAGGTTAACCGTCCCCATGGCGTCCGACATCGCGCCGCCGACCATGTTGCCGACCGGCCCGCCAACGCCGGCAATCATGCCGAGGCCGATGCCCATGTTCAAGAATTCCCCGACGCCCTCGTTTGCAGCTACCTTTTCGGCCACATCGAAACCGCGCTCCTGCTGGTACGTGTAGCCCTCTATGCGACGTTTGTCCGCCGTGGCCGTAGCCTCGATGACCGTCTTCTTAGCCTCGGTCTCTTGGTTGATGACACCTACCTGCTGTTCGATTTGCGCCTCCCTTACATCGGCATACTGCCGGAAGTAGAGCTCGCGAAAACGCTCGTATATGGGGTCGCCCTCCGGTCGTATGACGGTGGTCACGAGGAACTGGGTCAGCTCGATGCCATACTCAGCAAAATCGGGACGCAACCGGTCCTTCACGTCATCGGACAGCTCGCCAAGATGGGCATCCAGCTCGAATATGCTCAGCTTCTGCTGCTGTATCGCCTGGACCAAAGCGGCTTTGACCCTCGTCTGGAGGAACGCCTTGAAGTACGCGATCAGTTTGTCTTGGGAGAGAATCGCCTCGGTCCCCACGATCTTGACGAGGAGTTTCTTCGCTTCGCGCACGGCGAGCGCCATCTCGCCCGAGACCCCGATGGAGAGGGGGAACCCGAATTCGGGCTCCATATACTGCACTTTGGAATTGGTGCCCCAGGCGATGCCCATCTGCTCCGTGAGGTTGATGAAGTAGACCTCGGCATGGAACGGCGACACGCCACCACTGGGGAGGTTGACAATCTTGTTCACGAGCGGGAGATTCTGGGTCTCGAGCGTGTGGCGTCCGGGACCGAACAGGTCGAGAGCCTGTCCGTTCAGGAAGAATATCGCCTCCTGCGACTCATGGACGATGAGCTGGGAAGCGGTGTTGAAGTCCTCGCTTGGATGCTTCCAGACGAATGTGCGGTTGTCGCCCTCATACTTGATGACGTCTATGATGCTCATGTAAAGTAGGCCCCCATCGAAAACGTACACGTTTTGGAGGGGCGAAAAACTTGGTCGGGCAGGGTTGCAGTTGGCCTATTTGCTGGGCATATGCAAAGGTCGCTAGCGTATAATGACCCACTAAGTGACAAAAGCAAAACGTGTAGTTTTTGGTGCTGTCAAATTCTCCGCTTTACCTGCTAAGACGCCATTATTCAGTCATTGCCATCATCGGTGGCATCTTCCTTGAGCCATCGATCGAAGGTGCTTGCAGAAACCTTGAGTCGCGTGGCCGCCTCTTGCCTTGTCAGGTGCCCTCCGAGGTAGGATTCCTTCGTGCTCGTATAGCACGCCGGACGCTTCTTTTTCGGTCTGCCGAATCGCACACCACGTGCCTGAGCTGCGGCGATGCCCTCCGCCTGCCGCTGCTTGATGTTCTCTCGCTCCATCTGGGCAACGTAGGATAACAGTTGCAATACGATGTCCGAGATGAGCACGTTCGTCAGCCCGTCGCGGTGGTTGCGCGTGTCGAGCAGGGGCATGTCGAGAACAACTATGGCAGCGCCGCGCTCCTTCGTGAGCAACCTCCACTGCTCCAAAATCTCATCGTAATTGCGCCCGAGTCTGTCGATGCTCTTGATGACGACCACGTCTTCTGGTCGGAGCGCTCTAAGGAGACGCTGGTATTCGGGACGTGCAAAGTCTTTGCCGCTCGCTTTGTCCATGAACACGTTATCCCGATTGACGCCGAACTCTGCAAGCGCGTCGAGTTGCCTGTCGAGGTTCTGGTCGCGCGTGGATACACGCGCATAGCCGTATACGCTGCCCATATGATTGCCTTTCTGCTAGGTTACCTTTGTCCAAGAAAGGCGATCAGTTGCAACATCTGGCTGTTTTTCATACCGCTCCATTTGCATCTCGTACCAGCTCCGATGCTGCATTGGCGCATTCCTCGAACCTTAGAACTCGCAGCGTAGGCGGTGGTCACAAGCGGGAGTTTTGAAGAGCGGTCACAGCAGTTAATGCCTCTTTGCATGTTGCCGTAAGAGGCTCTTGACTTCTTACGTGTAACGTCTTACTGTATGACACGACAAGTATTGCACATACGAAAGGAAGGCTTCATGCCAACCGTGTCAATCAGAGTAAGCGACGAGCTCAAGTCTCGGCTCGACACGCTTGCGCAGGAAAGCGAGAGCACGCTGTCGGGTGTCATCGTCGAAGCGCTCAACTCCATTACCGGACTCGGCCGCGAGGACTATCCCGAGGAGACGGCGCCCTACACCATCAACAACGCGAACCGACTCATCCTTCGCAACACCGAGCTGCTGCTCGCGCACTGCTCGGACCTTGACGAGGACGAGCGCGAGTCCCATGCGAAGAACGTCACAATCCTTGAGGAGGGCTTCACGGGCGAGTATCACCACGTCTTCGCCGCGCTGCGCCCGGAGATTCCCAACGCGCGCTGCGACGAGCTCTTCGACATCCTCGACATGTTCCGTGTGCTCAGGGCGTCATACAACAAGCTCCCAGACGACGAAAAGGTGCAGATCGAAGAACGCGACATCTCGTTTCGCGGCTTCGACTACAGTGACGACGAGGAGACGGCCCTTCCCGGTTACGTCGAGTACCTGTTCGCCGACGACCGCTACACCGAGCTCGCCGAACCGCTTTCCCGCTTCTCTGACGGCGGCAACTCTCACCACCGCAACCTCGACATCTACCGCCGGATGCTGCGCTGCTTCAACCAGCTGTGGCGCAAGCACATCATCAGCTTCGACCTGCTAAGCCTCGACGAGATCAAGCAGGTCGTGTCCGCCGCCCCCTACAATTCCGGCTATTAGGAGGCGATCGAAATGGCAGGCAACGCCAATCTGGCCCAGGCGAAAGCAGCGCACAAGAGGCCGATGCTCAGCGTGAGCCAGCAGATTGAGCGCCTGAAGGAGAAAGGCCTGACGTACGACCTGTGCGACGAGGCCCAGGCTGCCGACATCCTCGCGAAGAAGAACAACTACCTACGCATAACCTCGTACCGAAAGCTATACGAGCGTCAGATGGAAGGCCCCAACGTCGGCAAGTACGTCAACCTCGATTTCGGCGACCTCGTGGCGATTTCGTCACTCGACAGGCAGCTGCGCGAGGCTTTCCTCACGATGACAATCGACGTCGAGCATTTCGCCAAGTTGAAGGTGCTCTCGCAGCTCGAGAAGGAGGGCGAAGACGGCTACGCAATCGTCACGGACTTCTACGCAAGCCTGAACCATGCAGGGCGCAACGCCATCCAAGGCGCCATGAAGGTTCGCGGCGGCGAGGGCGAGCGTCACGACGCGTACGCCGGGGACCTCATAGCCCATCACCTGCAAGACATGCCGGTCTGGGTGTTCCTGGAGGTTATCGACTTCGGGACGTTCGTCGACTTCTACCTGTTCTGCGCAGGCCGATGGCACAACGACGCAATGCTGCAAGAGCACTACGCGCTCAAGAGCGTCAAGGCGCTGCGAAACGCCACGGCACATAACCATTGCATTCTGAACGGTTTCACGAGGGCCGAGGCACGCGCAGGGTACACCACGCCGCAAGCCATCACCGACTCGCTGAATGCGGCGGGCATGCCAAGGACGAAGGCCAGGCGCGCCAAGCTCTCCAACCTCCGCATCGCCCAAATGGCAGCAACCCTGTACTGCCTGAGCACGCTCTGCACGAGCGAGTCCGCCATGGCGCGGCATGCCCGGAGACTCGCCGCGGTCCATGCCGCATACGAGGCCCATATTGACCGTTACCGCCTGAACAGCTCGTTTGTGTCGTTCTTCGACTTCCTGTTCCGTCTCGTTGACATCTGGGTGCCATGCGGGACATAATGGCATCACATGAAAAACCTTCGGGTTTGTAGGGGCGGGGTCGCGCAAGCGGTCTCGCTCCAGTTTTTTGTGCCTCGGTCAGGCTTAATGACCTGAAGAAGCCGCACGTCAACCATCGCTGCGCGGTAATACGACAAGCAATCCTCACGTTGTCGAATTTATCTATGCCGCCAGTCCTGGCCGCTGGCCCGCGCGCGTGCTGCCAACCACGGGCTGGGCCGCAGCCCGGCCGCCCGCGCTCCGGGTGTGCGCTCGGGCCGTTCGTGCCGCATGCCGTCCATGGCGCAGGCAAGTCTCCCGTTACGGCCACAGGGGCAAACGGTGCGCGTCTTCACCACGGCTACGCCAGCCGCTTCGCGTCTGGCTCCGCAGCATCGGGTTCAGCCACGCACCGTTTGCCCCTGTGGCCTACTGCAGCTCTCACTGATGCGCCATGGCCGCCATGCGTCACGCCCGGCCAGCGGCGCACACCCTACGCGCGGTCGTCCGGTCTGCTGCGTTTTCCGGCTCGTCCGCACGCACACGGTCCATCGTCCAGGGCGGGCGGCATAGACCTCTCGCCAGCCTCCATGTCCGGCTCCCTTGCCAGCGGCAGCTGCAGCGACACCCAGGGCACTAGCGGCCGCCAGCGCGTCCCAGACAGCCCCATATGAGGCCGTATCGGACCCGTGACAGCTCCACCAGCCAACGCACGCCACCCCAAATGCTGCCGAACCTGAAACCCGCTCCTACGGGCTTGCGACGGCCCCGTCAGGCCACCCACTGCGCCAAACATAAAGCACCCCGCACGGGAGGCTCCCAGCCAGCCGTACGGGGTGCTGTGTCGGCTCGTGATGCTCTTGCAAACCTATTCGGTGCCATTGCGCATGCCGACGCTCCCGACGCCCACCTCGGAGGCGCGAGAACGAGCGACGGCCTCCTCTTCTCCGTACCACTTGGCGCGGTACTCCCAGGCAGCCATGGTGACACCAACCTCGCGCATGTCCTGCTCCTTCTCGGCGGCGGTGTCCTGGATGATGCTGTCGTCATACTGCACGCGCACGGAACCCTCCTCGGGGATCTGCTCGCCGAACCCGCGCGACACTGCCATGACGGCGCGCGCGATGCCCGCGATGGCCCCCTCCAGGCTGTTCTCATGCCGGCGGATGTTGCGCATCAGGGCCGAATTGTCCGAGCTCACCTCGGTAGCCGTCTTGACGTACCCGCGCGAGTCGTCCATGTCGAAGTAGTTGATGCCGAAGCCGGTGAGGTCGCCGAGCATCTGCAGGGCCACGCGGAACGCCTCGATCTGCCCGCTGGTTCTAAGCGCAGGCGCGAACTCCTGGATGGTGTCCTCCGTGCTCATGACCTTGCGGAAGACGGTGCAGTCCTGCTTGCCGAACGGGATGGTGACGTTCTTATTCCCGTCCTGCTCGCGGTCGAAAAGGACATCCGACAAGAACACCCTCATCTTGCTCAGGTCGATCTCGTTGATGAGAGCGTCGAAGGTGAGGTCCACGGCCTGCACCGCATCCACCGCATCCGCGAAGACGCTCTGGCCATAGGGCGACATATCCACGCGAGTGTTTGTGACCGCCGGCTTGACGATGCCGAAGGTGGGGAAAGGGCAGCCCGTATCATAGATCGGGAGGATGCCCACCGGCGCGAGCTCGTTGCCCTCGTGGTCGAAGCACACGGTGACGATCCTATAGGTCTCCTCGCTTTCATTGGTGAGAAGACCTTCCGCGCATTCAGGTGAAGGTGTGGAAGGTGAAGAAGAGTCAGGCGAGAAGACCATGCCGCCCTTGAGGTGCATCTGCAGCTGGTCCACGGCCTTGCCACGGTAGAAGGCACGCGTGACGAAGGCGCATTCGCTGATGCCGTCCTCGTCCCAGCTCAGGGGAATGACCATGCGAGCGTCATAGTGGCGGATGCGAACCTTCCTCTTGCCCAGGTCGATCCACAACGCCCAGGCACCGGTGCCGAGCCCGAAGGCACGTACCACGGTGGCCTGCGCCGCGTTCATGAAGTTCGTGGAAGAGAAGAACGAGTTGATCCAGTCGGTGGCCTTCTGGTTCTCGCAGACGACCTTCACTTACTCGTTGAGGAGAAGGGATCCCCACTCCTTGCACACGCGCATAGCCGGGTGAATGCTCCTACGGTGAACCGCATACACGCGCCCCATACCGTCTTTGTCCCTGTAATCGTAGAATTCCCCGCGCGCGCTCATCCAGTCATCCCACGAGCGGATCCACGGCTCCATGTCATCCAGGGGAAGAACAAACCCGAGCTTGCGCAGATAGTCCTTAACATGCTCCGGCACCCAGTATTCGTCGAGACCATTAGCGCCCATGCGTCACCTCCGATAGTCCGGCCGATAAGGTCAGGTGAAGTGTCCGCTGCCGTCACAAACAGCCGCGTGCCTTAGAATGTCGAGAAGAGCTTTCTGTTCGATAAGAGAAGCCGAGGAGAACATGCAGAACAGGTACACGGGCGACATAGGCGACTACAGCAAGCTGGGCCTGCTCCGGGCTCTGCAGTCGGCAGGCTTCTCGATAGGGCTCAACTGGTACCTCACGCCAGACGAGACGCACAACAGCGACGGCCGCCACGTTGGCTACCTTTACCAGGACGAGTATCGCGAATGCGACCCAGGCCTCTGGCTCGGCCTCAAAGCAATTGTCGATGGAAAGAACCGAGAAGTTCGTTACATGGAAAACGACAACATCCTGCAGGCAACGTTCTTCTCCGACTGCCTCGACTTTTCCGATGATGATGGATGCGGAAAGCGTAAGTGCAAGCCAAAAGCCGAGAGAACCGCGCTTCGTGGTGATTGGTTCGGAAGATCTCTCGCCCTGTTGGCGGGAAAAGACATCGTGTGCGTTGATCCAGACAACGGCCTGGTCGTACCCTCCGCCTTGGGTAGGCCGAAGGAGAACAAGTACGTCCTACCCGAAGAGCTCGCCAGGTACTACGCCCAGGGCTCCACGGTCGTCTACTACCAGCACAAGGCAAGGCGAAAGGACTCCTTCTACACGGATCAGCTAAAGGCGCTGTTGAGAAGAGAAGACCTCCTCGGAGCTTCTGGCATTGCGTTGAAGTTCGAGAAGGTCTCGCAGCGCTACTACATGTTCATCACCCAGCCAAGGCATAGGGAGATGGTCGAGAAGACCGTGAGGGACATGCTTTCGACTGACTGGGGAAAGCACTTCCGCCAGCTCTGACACGCAATCGCTTAGGCGCCAATAAGGGCGAGAAGAGCCAACGTCACCAAGGCGCACGCCAGCAGCCGCATGAACTCGAGCACTGCGAGAAGAGCACAGATGCCGACGGCAATAAGAATGGCGAGAAGAACGATGAGAAAAGCCATTGCCTAACCTCGCAATACGTCGTCCATCATGGCATAGCGAACAGCGTCAATGCTGTGATCGTTGCCATCCGGGATCTCGTCGATCCAGTTGCCCTCCTTGTCCTTCTCGAACTCCTTCAAGGTGAATTCGGAGAAGGTCAAGGGGCACCGCTCTGGGTCAATCACGATCTCGCGCAGCCCTGCCAGCCATTCGTAAGACAAGCGCCTCATCCTGGCCTTCCTGGCCGCATGCACGCGGATGCCGAGCTCGCGTCTCCACACGTTCATCTGCACTTTGCTGTCCGGCGTGTCGTCGCAGTAGACAATCTGGTCGTGAAAGTACGCCTCCGCGCCCTGCTCGTCTGGGAAGGTGAGAGAATCGACCACGATCTTGCCCGTCTCCGCCGGCATCATCTTGTTCGCCGAGTGCTCCTCGAAGATGAGAAGGCGTCGCGCGTCAGGCTCCCAGGCACAGCGGACAAAGCGCCAGGGATCCGGGAACCAGCCCCAGTCCACGCCATTGCGAATGCGTTGGAAGGTGCGAATGCGAGAGTCGGAGAGCTTCGCCTCGTGCACGTTGTCGAAGACGGCGCCGCCGGTCCCGGTGATCTCTCCCAGATACTCCCAACGCCAGGCCTGCTCGTTCGTGTCGCGCAGGTACTCCGCCTCCTCGACGAACGGCGCTCCCAGCCAGTCGGGGTGCGTCTCGATCACATCGAGATAAGAGCTACCGCGCACAAGGGTGTCATCACGCCTCACACGTTCCAGGCGCTCCACGTTCACCCAGCTCCACATCGTCTTCGGCGGGTTGTAGGAATAGAAGATCCAGAAGCGGTCGCCGCCACGGCGCAGAGAATTCAGAATCGAGCGAACCGCCTCCACGCCCTCGAACTGGTCCAGCTCCTCGAACCACACGACAGAGCAATAGCCCTTGGTGAACTTCACGCCCTTGAGCTTGAGCGGGTCGTCCGCACCGCGGAACACGATGCGCTGCCCGGTAGGGGTGTAGGTGATCTCCATGGGAGAAACGCGGCAGCGGAACACGCCCTCCAGGCCAAGCACCTCGATGGCCCACTGTATCTGCTGGTACACCGAGTCACGCAGGGTGTTGGAGAAGCGCCTCACCACCACCGCGTTGGCCTTCGGGTTGGCGATGATGAGAAGTACGATCGCAATGCTGATGAAGGAGGACTTGGTCGAGCCGCGCCCGCCCGGCAGCCAGTAGTGCGTGTGGCCGTGGGCCATCACGTCGCCAAGCACCGGGTGGAAGCGCGGGATGACGAAGTCGGAGACGTTAGTCGCCATTCGCGTCACCGCCCCCGGCCTCGCCGTCGGAGTCGTCGGCCATGGGCTCGATGACGAGCCCGAGCGTCAGCTGCACCGGCGCGTTGTCGGCCTCCTCGGCCTTGCGCTCCATCTTGCCGTACTCCATGGGGTACTTGCGCTCGAGCAGCCAGGCGGCCGCCGTCCAGTACTGGGCGCGGGACTCCGCCGCCGACTTGATGGTCGTGAGCAGGCATCTCTTGTACTGCGCCTCGGCCTTTTTTAGTTCTTCGTATAACGCGCGCTTCACTCCGGTCTTGGCGTTCTCGCCTTCTTTCAGCCAGCGGTAGAACGTCGCCTGGTGCACGCCGATCGCGGCGATGATGTCCGCGTCGCACAGTCCGTCGCGTTTCAGTTCCACGATCTGCTCGACGAGCGCGTATGTCAGCTTCAACTTCGCGGGCAT